GACAACACTTAACTTGCCGCTGAATTCGATATCGCTGTGCAAGCAGACTAAACAAAAGGAAAATCACAATGGCAAAAACTGTTGTAACTAGCCGTTATGTGTCAATCGGCACAGCGGATGTATCATCAGCCCTATCAGGTGCATCTCTTGAGATCACCGTTGAAGAAGTAGACAAGACCTCGCTAGGTTCAGCCGGATGGCGTGAAGTAGCAGCCGGTCTAAAGTCTGGTTCTGTAACTCTAAACTTCATGCAGGACTATGGTGTTGGTGGAGTGGACTCTTTGCTTTACCCTCTAATTGGAACTGAAGCAACTGTAACTATCCGCTCAAGCTCAGCAACTGTATCTGCAACTAACCCTGCTTACACAGCAGTTGTGCTAGTGTCGCAATACACACCAATCAATGGTGCTGTTGGTGATCTTGCAACTTTCGATGTTACTTTCCCAACTGTTGGCGCGATTACTCGCGCAACCGCATAAGGATAAACAATGAAAATCAACCTACGCATCCTATTCCTTGATGGAAACAGCAAGGAAGTCACCTGCTCCGCTTCAGACCTTGTAAAGTTTGAGGACAAGTTCAACATTTCAGTTAGTCGAATCCAGGAAGAAGTGCGAATCACTCACCTTCTATTCTTAGCTTGGGCTTCTGAGAACCGCACCAAATCAACCGCTTTGGACTTTGATGCGTGGACTGACACAGTTGATTCTGTGGGAGCGAGTGAAATAGACCCAAAATAGTTGGGCTGGGCGATACATCAAGTCATTGGTATATTGCCAGCCTCGCTGTTGAAACAGGAATAGCTCCGTCTGCTCTCATGCAAGAATCAGACCGTATGCTGTGGACTATGGGAAGATACCTTGTCTATCGCGCACAGCAAATGAGTAAATAGAAAACCCCCGACTACGCATCGGGGGCTTTTCGCTTCTAAGGTAGAATTGTCTTATGGCTGATGTGGTTTATTCTAATGTGCGAGAACTGCACAGGCGCTTAGATGCAATAGATCCAGCCATAAAAAAGGCAATGATAAAAGATGCCAAACTTGCTGCTAAACCTTTACAGACAGGTATTAGAACCGCAATCCCTTCTGTTGCGCCTTTGTCTGGTTTTGAGAATTCTGGCCGTCTAGGTTATGGAGTAGGCAAGCCAGCAAAATCTGTGACTATTTCTTACCGAACTGGTCGCTCAAAAAGAACTGCTATCACTTCTTTGCTATCAGTAAAAGTAAATTCACCGGCTGTTGCTTTGATGGATTATGCAGGTCGCAAGCCTCGAGGCCCAGTTCGCAATGTGACTAGACCTTATGCCTATAAGGGTGGCACTAGAACTCACCGAGTAAATGGTCAGGGTGAGGCAATGATTGACAAGTTGAACATGATGCGCCGAGCTTCTCGCTTTGCTTGGCCAGCAGCCGAGCGAGCATTACCAGCAGTCCAGGCTCAGGTAAAAGGTATCCTTGAAAAAGCATCTCAAAGAATAAGTAGGACTTTCTAATGGCAGTTGTATTACCTGTAGTTTCCAAGTTTGATGACTCAGGCATTAAGAAGGCTAAATCAGCCTTTTCTAAACTGGGTGGTTCACTAAAGGGAACTGTTGCTGCTCTTGGTGTAGCAACTTCTATGGTTGCTATTACTAATGCTCTTAAAGAGGCTTCTAAGGCAGCGGTTACTGATGTTAAGAGCCAAGCCCTTCTTGCTAACCAACTTCGCAATACTGTTGGTGCAACTGATGAAACTATTAGAAGTTCAGAGGCTTTCATCAAGTCGCTTATGCTTCAGACAAGCATTGCTGATGAAACTCTTAGACCAGCACTTAGCTCGCTAGTTCGCTCAACTGGTGATGTAGGTCGCGCTCAAGACCTTCTAACTCTTAGCACTAACATTGCTGCCGGAACTGGCAAAGACCTAAGTGCTGTTTCTCTTGCTATAGGAAAAGCAGCAGCCGGTCAAACAACTGCACTTTACCGCCTTGTTCCATCTCTAAAAGGTTCATCAGATTGGGCTAAAGAAGCTGGCAAGCAATTCGCTGGAATGGCAGAACAAGCCGCTCGCAATGATCCATACCAGCGTCTAAACACTCTCTTTGGTGAGATGCAAGAAACAATTGGTATGGCTCTATTGCCATACCTAAATGAAGTTGCAGATTACTTTGCCTCGCCAGCAGGTCAAAAAAACCTTCAAGATTTTGCTTTATCTGTTACTGATGCTGTAAAGGCTATTGGTGACTTGGGCAAGGGTATGGCTGACCTTGCTCCAATTGCTGACCCAGTATTTGGTTGGCTAAATGGTTTGATTGCTGCCTTTACTGGTAATGCTCAGCGAGCATCAGAAATCTTCCAAGGTATGTTCGGCACAATGTCTAAGCAGACTAATGCTGGTCGCGCTATCAATCAGACTTCAGCATCTCGCTTAGCGGGTCAGCGTAATCCTGTTTCTGGTGGACTTACCCAAGCAATAAGCAACTACAAGGCCCCAACAGTTAAATCTTCTGGAGTAGCGAAAAAGACTCCAGCGCAACTAGCGGCTGAAAAGGCTAAGAAGGCACTTCAAGACTTCCAAAAGTCTATGAAGGATATGGCTGATGTTTCTAACTTAACCAAACTTTCTAGCAACTTAGGTGAGTTCCAGCAATCAGTAGTAGACACTTTTGATGGTATCAATAAGAAAATTGCTGAAGGTTTGGCAAATAAGACTATTGGCACTAAGGGTCTTGCGGGACTTCGCTCATTCCTAAAATCACAACAAGTACTTCTTGAAGAGAATGCCCGTCAGCGTGATGCCATTATTGCCAAGCGCTCTTTGGCTGAGGCTCTTTACAATGATGTGAAGTCTGCCCTTACTGGAACTGGCAACCTTGCTAATTTGCTTGATACTCAAACTCAGGCAATTACTACCTCAGTCACCAAGATTGTAGATGGCTTCACCATTACTACTAAGCAAACTGTAGATCAGGTTATTGGTGGTCAAGGTGTTATTGGCCGCCTAAAAGAAGTTGTTGCTAAGACTAAAGCTTTTGCACAGCAACTAACTGACCTCAAGGCATTGGGTCTAAATCCTGACCTATTCAAGCAGATTGTTGATGCTGGGCCGGATGTTGGTGGCCAGTTAGCAAAAGAAATTCTTACTGGTGGCGCTGACTCAGTTCAAGCCCTGAATGATACCTTTACTGAACTTCAAACAGTATCTGCTTCAGTAGCCGAACAAACTGCTGTTGTGATGTATAACAATGGTGTATCTGTTGCTGGCGGCCTTGTAGCTGGTCTTATGAGCCAAGAGCAAGCCCTAGTAAATGCTGCTCAAACTTTGGCTGATGCTTTCAATGCTGCTTATCAGGCAAACATTATGGCTCTTGAAGTTCCTAATGCTCCGACTGTTGCACCTAAAACTTCAGGCACAACAACCAATGTAACTAACAAGATTACAGTGAAGGCAAGCCCAGTAAATACAAAGGCTACTGGTCAAGCTGTTGCTGCTGTTGTTGCTAAGTATGCCAAGACTTCTGGTGGAGTTATTCTGCGCGGTGGTCGCTAATGCCAACCCAGTTAGTTGAAATTGGCTTTGACCTTGTTCTACCTACTGGCCCCTGGTTTCAGTTAGATGATGCAACAAGAGGAAAACTAGACAATACTTCTTACACTCTTGCTGGCTTTGTTTATTATGATGTCACCCAGTATGTAACAGACATTGAAGTCACTCGCGGTAAATCAGATGACCTTGATACTATCTCCGCTGGTGAACTTGTAGTAACCCTAAATAACCGCAACCGCTACTTTGATCCTACCTATGTCAATAGCCCTTTTTATGGGCAAATTATTCCTAAGCGCCAAGTGCGCTACTGGGCTAATGGGGTTCAACAATACTCTGGTGTTATTGATGACTGGAATCTGGAATATACTCCAGACGGTGATGCTAAGGCTTCTTTTGTTGCCTCAGATGGCTTTGTTTACCTAAACAATCAAACCCTCGGTGCTGGAACTGCAACGGCTCAATTAGCCGGTGCGCGAGTAAATGCAATCCTTGATGACCAGTATGTTCAATGGCCTTCAACTGACCGAGCCATTGATGCTGGTAGCACAACACTTGGAGCAAATGTTGTCACCGATGGTCAAAATGCCCTTAGTTATCTTCAGCAAGTAGAACAATCAGAACTTGGTTTGTTCTTTATTTCCAAGTCTGGAATTGCTACATTTTATGACCGACTTCATGCACCAAATACAACAAGCCCAGTCAAGTTTGCTGATGATGGCACAGGAATTGGATACCAAAACCTCCTAATCTCTTATGGATCAGAAAATCTAATCAATGAAGTAGATGCTACCTCGGTCATCACCAATGTCCAGACCTCGGGAATAAATGCCAGTTCTCAAACAGATTACGGTATTTTCAATGCCACTTTCTCAGACTTGCTACTCAGCACCGATGCACAAGTTCAAACACTAGTAACCACAGTTCTAGCCAAATACTCACAGCCAGTCTACCGCTTTACTGAGGTTCAAGTTCGCCTAAATGACCTATCAGCGGCCAACCAAAATAAGGTACTAGGGCTAGAGATTGGTGACTTTGTCCAAGTAGTCTTTACCCCAAGCAATACCCCGCCAGCAATTAATAAATATGCTTCAGTAATCCGCGCTAACCACACAGTAGACATCACTGGCGAACACATTGTTACCCTCGGGCTAAATACCCTAAACTTTACCTATCTAATCCTTGATGACACAATCTTTGGTAAACTAGATACAGGCTCACTAAGCTAAGGAAATCATGGCAGTCAGAAAAACTTTTACCGCAACCGAGGTTCTTACAGCGGCCAACACCAATACATACCTGTATAACCGCGCAGATGTTACCGCTTCATCGGCTACCGCTTACACAGCGACAACTAGCGATGTTAACAAGACCCTTCAGTTCACTGCTGCTTCTGCTGTGACTGTGACTATTTCTACCGCAACTGCTCTGGTTGCTGGTGAGGTTTTCAATGTTCTTCGCGATGGTGCAGGAACTGTTACTGTGACCGCCGCTTCAACTGCTGTAACAATCAAGGGTCGCGGAACAGCGGCTACAAACTATGCCATTGGCACACAATATGACATGATCTCGGTGCAATGTGTGGGAACTAATGATTACCGTGTTATCGGAAATGCTACTGCAAGCTAATGCTTATTCCTTTTGGTGTTTTTAGTGCAGGAGTTAGTTCTATAGCCCCTGCTGGTTCTTATGACCTAATTAGCACTACTATTCTTGGTTCTACAACTGCTTCTGTAACCTTTGATGTTTCGACATTATCTGCTACTTATAAGCACTTGCAAATTCGCTCTGTTTCTAGAGTAACTGGTTCATTTGGAACTGTTGATGATCTAATGACTTTCAACTTAAGCACAACTGGCTACACTTCACATTATCTTTTGGGTAATGGTTCAGCTGCATCTTCTGGTGCATCTACTGGCCGAGCAAATATGATTACCTATAACTCCAGTTCCGGTGCTACAAGTGCTTCAAATGTTTTTGGTGCAAATGTGCTTGATATTTTAGATGCTTTTTCAACCTCTAAAAATAAAACTATCAGAGGTATTTCTGTGTAATTGCAGAAGTAGAGGCCCAGCGATAAGCCTCAGCGGTGACACCAGGAAAAGTTCCAGTTGGAATATTTACTCTAGCCAAAACCGACTTGTGCTTATCAGAAGCACTGTAATCTTGAAAGTTTACAAGAGCCATAGTTGCTGCTGTGTTTGGAGAAGCGAGTCCACCACCTAAAGTAGCATAAGCAGCTGTTCCTGTGATGCTGGCTGTTGTAGAACCAGTCCCATACATGGTTACATAACTATAGTTAGAACCAGTATCGCCATTAACTCTGAAACGCAAACCAACAGCATCGGTGACGGGGG